TTGAAAAAGATTTTATTAAACCAATCAATGCTATCAACCCACTTCTTTTCGATGTCAAAGACTTGCATGACACCATCAATCAAACGAAGCACTTGAGCATTGTTCGTCGTTGTGTGGTAGTATCTAATATCTTTCATATCACTTCACCCTCTCTATATTTTTAGGAATCTTAAGCCCATTGCTTAAATCAAGCATTTCTTTAAATAATTTCATGCGTTCTCGATCAGATGTATTCGTATCACGATACTTCTCATAGAGCTTATGTAAGGGGCCATTTTTTAAGTCAAAACTTTCCTGAGTATGATATTGCATTTCAAAGTTGATTCCGTCTTTTTCGACGACTGTATTTACGCCTTTATACGGCCCGTCTATTAACCAAGTGTTTTTTACTTTTACAACTTTGTAACCATCTGTAATAAGATCTTGTTTCATCTTCGAATACTCTTTTTCAAAAGTATCTGAATTAAAAATAGTTGTATACCGCAAAGCGTCGTTAATTTCACTTGCAGCTTTTGATAAACTTATATTTTCAGTTTGGCTATCTGTTACAATTTTACGAGTTAAAGACTCTACCGTTTTCTTTCGAAATTCAAGCCCAGCAAGTTTGCCCTTGCCGGCAATGCGTTGCATATCGCTTGTGATTTTCGGTTCTACCTTTGAAATTTGATCGAAAAGTTGTTTGCTGTGGTATTCAGCCGTTCCTTCCCTCATACTTAAATTATACACTTCGTTTGAATTATTTTCAACACTTTCATTCAACTCTTCTTCAACTGGCATGATCGTTGACCGGCAATTGTAATGGAACGGGGGCATATTTACCCCGACTTGCGCGTCCTCGAGCTTATAGAGCTTGTCCTCTTGTGCGATTCTCCGGCATATTTGAGTGGTCCGATCGTCTAGCACGACCAAGATCCGATAATACTCGAGCCCGGCTTTTTGGTAACGCTTGATAGTGGCCCGATTAATGACGGCCGTCGCGTCGGTCCTTACCAACGTTTCAGCTCGCGACCGTGCCACGTTGAACTCTTTTCGGATCTCGCGGGCCATATCTTGCGGACTGTCCCCACGTATGAACCCTTGCTTGAATACCTCTTTTAGTTTTTGCGCGAGGCTGTCCGTGTTGCCCCACAATTGCTCGGAATAGTTCCGGCCGTTAAATGGGGTTTTGATAATCTCTTCAAACGCTGGACGGTTAACCGCGCCTGTACGACCTCCTATAGCCTTTCTGTACGCGTATTCGGCGACGTTGAATAAATACTTCTCAAAGCTCTTATGAAGCGCCCCTGTGAGCACTCCGAGCCTGTGGATAGCTTCCAACTGCAAAGCCTCGATTCTGATCGCTCGAGCTGACGCGTATTGTTGGTCCAATCGCTTCAATAGCTCCGGATCCTTTTCGGCTTGCTCGCGGTATAACGTCGCATTGTCCACATAGTCGCTCAGATCCTCACCACGAAGGCGCTTCGTTGCGTCTTGGTAAGTGAGTTCATGATCTTCAGCGTACTTTGCGTAAAAATCAAACAACGACTTTTGTAACCTTACCGCTTCGTTGCGGTAAGTTTTTTCCAATTCAGCGAAAAAGTCTATATCTTTTCGGTCAACGTATTCGAAAATTTCACGGGCGCGTGCTTCCCAGTATTCCTCATGGTTGTTTAGCTTCAGTTTCTTCATCTGTCGCTACCTCGTCGCCTTGTGGCTCAATTCGTGGGAGCATTTCAAGCGCTTTTTCCGTCTCTTCTTTCATACGTTTTAGCTCAGCTTCAGCATTTACGCCCGTTACTTGCTCGAGCATTTCGAAGATCGTTTGCTCACTTACAACGCCGTATAGATTCTTCGCCATTGCCACAATCTCAGCGTCATTCTGTGGAATGTTTGGCGTAAATACGACGCTCGTTTCATTGATAAGATTGTAATTGTCCGAATCGTTCCCCTTGATCTTCCAGATATTGACTGCTAAACGCAAACGACGCATAAGGCCTTTTTCAAAGAGCAATTCTTGTTTGCCTCGATAGTTGTCGGACGCCATAAGTTTATATTTCATAGCTTCGCCCGATTGTGTGCCCGCAAAGTTGCTGTCCGTCGTGTCTGGCGTAAATGTAAAGCGCATGATATCTTGAACTAGCCGTTCCTTATACGCTTCAGCTCCGGCCGTGTCGTATGACTTGACAAGATAGTTCGCGCTCGGGCTCGAACCACCCGGTATCGGGTTATCGTCGAGAACTAAGATTTTAGCTTTCTTAAACGCTTGAGAGACCCCAAGGCGCCCGTTTGGATTGATCCGGCCGTCGTCTAAGAAGTCCTTATCATCGACCCCTGTAAATGGGTTCCCGGAGATCACCAAAAGAGCCTCGTTACTGTCTTGCTGGAAGTTAGCAAGCTCTGACTGTGATAAGTCGTAAGCGTCGATTGAATCCAGTGCTGCTTCAAACGCGCCTGTGCGGTCCGTATTATTGCTAAACTCATTTACTGGTACGCCATTAAAGAAATGCTCGCTTGTATCTTTGAGATGAAGCGTGTCCGTTTCTTGGTTGTCGTCCACATACTCATAAATAGCGTTACTAGTATAAACCTTTACAAAATCGCGTTTGTGTCCGTTACCGTAACTGATAGAGTAGTAGTTAATAGCCATCAAAGAACGTTGCTCGTAGCTGTCGTCGTAAATGACAAAAGTTTGCTCCGGATCCATACGATAGAGCTTGACCCAAACCGAACCGTCCTCGTCTTGATACGTATTCAATAGCTCGTAAGCACGGCCATAGATCGCGAGGTCTGTTTTGATCGCGACGTTGTGGTCCTTTTCGTTGTTTTGCTTTGTAAACTGGTCAATCTGTTTCTGAATCTCCGCGTTCTCGTTCTTATACTCGACCGGGTTTCCCAACATATAGCCTTGCTCGAAAATAGCAATGTATTTCGCCCAGTCGCTCGCAATTCGGTTATCCGCGCTGTATGGATCGCTTTTCGCCTCGCGGTACTTGATATTATTATCAGCGAGATAATAGCGTTTCAACTCTTTCAGTCGGTCCAATTGCTCGGATCTGTGCGTTCCGATATAATTCTTTAGACGCTCAATCCATTTCTGGCCTTCGTATTCGATCGTTTCAAAATCTTCAGCCGTCATGATGAATTGACGATTCGCGTTCTCGTCGAAGCGTCTCCCTTTTAGGAATTTCACTTGTCCTTATTCCTCCTTTAGAAATAATATTGCGCGCTTTGCATACGCTCTTTAACTGTGCTGCTTGTGTCGTATACGTGCTGTGAATAAATCGCGTATCTTACCGCGTCCAGTACGTCGTCGTGCTCTTTTAATGGTTCGCCTGTGCGCTCGTTCCAGACGTATTGATATATTTCATCTTTGAACTTGCGTACCTTGTTTGATACGACAAAAAAACGGCCACCCTTCATAAGTTTGGCCACTTCCTCAATCCCAGATAATACCGACTTGTAAGCATTGAAACACTTTAGACGCTCACGGTTAAACCGTCCGACGTGCTCGGGCCGTGCGCTATCAGCCCAAAAGAATATATCACCGTACCGTGCCTTGATATCTTTTGCAACGTCCACCCAGAAGTCAATCTCTTTGTACTGGTGCGCGTGTTCCTCTAGTATGTACACGTCTCCGGCCTCAGTCTGTCCAATAACGACGATCGAGCCCCAGTGTTCATACCCCCAGTCAACCCCAGCATAGATTTTCGCGAAATGCTCGGGCGCTTGTTTGACGTACATTTCCTCTTTGAAATCACGATAGACCGCACCTTCACCAATAACCCATTTACCATAGATCCCGCGCTCGGTAAACATACCGGAGGGCGTTGTCGCGATCAAGTTGTCAACGTATCTTTGGTTTAGAAACGTGTTATCGAATATCGTAAAATGGTTCGCGATGATCTTCTCATCGTCCGCCTTGTCGATATAATCGACTTTTAGCCAATGTTTCGGGTGGTCCGGGTTGGTATCGCATATAATACGTGCGCCGTAACCGGAGCAACGTTTTAAGATCTCGTCGAAAACCTCTTTATTTGCGAGCGTGGCCTCGTTCACATAGGCCCCGAAGGCTGTCATACCCCGAATAGCTTTAAGGCCCGCTATCGAGCCCGTAAACGTCGTAACGACGTATACACCGAATAAGGTAAAGTTCCCGTGTCGGTCAAACTGAAATTCGTGTCCGTAAGCGTCCGTGATTTCGCGCAAGATATTTGTTTGAAGCGTCCCAGATGATACCGCGCCTAAAATGTACATAGGCTTTTGAACTCTGACTTTAGCAGCGTTTTTCTTGACCCGTTTCAACTCCATCAAAAAAAGATCATTGTCGAGCTTGGTTTTTCCTGCCCGTACCGCGCCGTGATTAATCATCATGTACCAGTCACGATCAACCGAGCGCTGTAAGATATCAATCTGTTTTGGGCTGTATAGATTTTCAAGAGCCATCTTTGACCACTCCTTCCAGCTTGTCGAAGTAATCGGACATGATATCTTCTGAAACGACATTGCCTTCCAAGGCTTGCTCGCGTTTCTTGTTCTCGAGCTGTTGGGCCTTGATTCGTTCCTTTTGCTCTTTCTTGTCGAGATTGTCTTTCGTGCCCTCGTTGCCGTTCATCTTGGCCAAGAGCTCAATAGCCCGTATATCACCTTTAAGAGCCTTTTGAAGAAGGACTGTCGCGATCGCTGTCTGGTTCGTCGCGTTTAGGCCCTTCTCCTCAAGTGCTTCTTTGAGCTGTGGACTGAAAACGTCCATCTCCAAAATTTGATTGACTTTCTTTTTTAGATCCGCTTTCTCTCGTCTAGCCTTACCCGAGGCGATACCAGCTTTTCGGGCATTTCGTCGGCGTTCCTCGGGTGTTCGTTGCTCATTTGGTATTAGATTGTCTGCACCAGCCATCGCCTCACTTCCTTACTTTTGATTTTTTTATTTGTGCTTGTACTAGTCAACTTTCTTTTTTTCTCTCTTTTAAACCACCAAAAAACAGCCTCCCCAGAAAGGAATAGGGGGAGACTGAAAAGAAAAGTATAGAGTATTAGAAATGTCTGGCAAGGGGAAGAACTAAAGAACCTTACCAAAAGCGGGCGGGCGGAATCGAACCGCCGAAACGAAAAAATTTTAAAAAATATAAGGAGATCCCATAACCGGGAAAAGTTTTACGAAAGTAAAAACGTGCTGTAACTGTTGGCTTGGCCCTGTCGTCCGCTGGAAGATCTCTGTTTCCTTCAATCTTCCGATAATACAATTTTACCACCTTTTTTTGAACACTTTTCCCAAATTTCAGCGTGTTTTTAAAAAAATACTTGTAACCTTTTTTTCGAGCCCTTCGAAAAAGGGTTTGATAACGTTTCGATAGACCGAGTTTTTCGACATAAACAACTCGAGGGCCACGCCTTCGACGTTTTTTGACCGTGTCACATATAAGTATTTGATCGCCTCCCAGATTGTAGGTTCGCACTCGTTCGTGTACTCTTCTATCGCTTCTGCTAGTGTGTACAGTCGAATTAGTTCCGGATCGTTTTCTTTAAGGATCACGTTTTTTAAGGCTTCCGGCGTGTTACTTGCTGACTTGCTTTTTATGAACCAATTCTCGTCGAAATTTTGATAAGGGAAGCTGATCTCTTCGATTCGCTCTTTTATCTCTTTATCGAACGGATAGCGTCGAAGCGCGTCTATAAGATAGCCATATCTTGTCTCAATTCGCAAGCGTTCCTCCTTTCTAGCCTCAAGTGGGCTCTAAAATTCTCTTTCGTACACGTCAAAGACTCCGACTTTCTGACTATCACGATAGGCCAGCGCCTCTTCTTTAGTCTGAAATTCAATCTCTTCAAACTTAGTTGAATGATTACAATCCCAGCGGGTACGTTTTAGATATTTTCTAACGACATAAACTTTCATATTATCCCCCAACGCCGTTTTCATCGGCGATCTCTTGTAATTGTTGGCTCATACGCGAATTATAATCATTGTTCAATTTGTTTATAATCACGTCCTGCATGACATTTTTTTCTTCGATTTTTTTGATCTCGTCCTTTTGCGATTGGATAGTTTGCTGTAGGTAGTTGTTGCTCTTTTCGAGCGTCCGAATCCGTGCTTCAATATTTACACACGCCCCGAAATAAACCAAGAGAACAAACACGATATTTGCGCAAAACAGTTTTACATTATTCGTCATTTTCTCGTATCTCTTTCCCTTTCAATTTCCGTGCGTTCATTCGTCCACTGCTTACATTAAGATCTTCATTATGTCCCGTTTTAAATTCAAACGTTTGTCCGTCAAAAACAACATTCCCGTTGCTACTTTTTAATTCTTTGAAAATCAACTGATTCTTAGCATATGGGTATCTGTTTGGTCGTGTCATGTTTACTCCTCATTCATTTCTTTAAGGGTATCCCACATACCTTTATGTAGGTTTGTGATATTCTTCATGTACTGCTTTCTTGCTGGAATACTCTTAAAATCCCACCATTCAGCACCATCATACTCATAACGCTCAATCCACCAGTCTTCACCAACTAGCACAAGGTCTTTTGGTACATGTTGAGCACCATAGCCAGAATCATAATTTGTATCCCTTGCCACTGTTTCAAAGTTTTTTCTTGTGATCTCAAAATCATCACCTTGGATATACAAAACATCATCCAGTGTTTTACCATATTTTTCTAAAAATTCTACTGTTTCATCTAATAAATTTGTAATCATTCTGTTACCTCAAAATTAATTTTCATTTACCTTTTTACCGTCAATTAAATCACAGTCCTCCCAAATATTCCCAATGACTTCG